TAAAGCCGGTACGGTGCTTCCCGGCGGCGGGAAAGAGACCAAGGTGAAAGGCAAAGGAGCCGCCACCAAAGGATTAATGTTTTATCGGTACATTTCGTAGCGAATGGATTTTATTCGATTTTCGGAGCATCTGTTGAAACGGATCCGAGAAAGACAGGAGGTATTGAAGACGACTTTGGCATCAGGAAATGCCCAAGACTTTGATCAATATCGTTATATGGTCGGCCAAATTTCAGGGCTTAATTTTGCCGAACAAGAAATCGTAGCCCTGCACGCGACAACGGAAGAAGTAGATGACTGAAACTGTTCCAGAACGTGTCCTTAATTTTGGGGAGGGGAGCACCTTCACTGAAGAAGAAGATGCCATCACTCCAGACAATTTAGGGGATCACGCAAGTAAATTGCCCCGGCCTACGGGGTACAGGATGTTAATCCTGCCATTCAAGCCAAATGCCACCACTAAAGGTGGGATTATGCTTGCCAAGCAGACGATGGAAAAAGAGCAATTAGCCACGATTGTGGGTTTGGTTGTCTCTTTAGGTCCTGATGCTTATAAAGACCCGGACAAATTTGCCGAAGGCCCTTGGTGTCAAGAGGGTGACTGGGTGATATTTGGCCGCTACGCAGGCGCAAGGTTTCGCATTGAAGGAGGCGATATGCGCCTTTTGAACGATGACGAGATTCTTGCTGTCATTGACGACCCAGAAGAAATTCTGCACGGATAAGGGGAGAGGATCCTATGGCTGAACAAGATATTGAATTAGTGCTTCCGGAAGGAGAAGTTGATATTCATGAGGCAGACGTGATTCAAGAAAAACTTGAGGATCGTGACTTAAGTGCTGCTTCACCGGAAGGAGAAGTTGAAGGGACTCCCCCTGAGGAGTTAGATGATTATAGTGATAAAGTTAAAAAACGAATTGATAAGCTCACGTATCAAATGCGCGAGGCCGAACGTCAGCGTGACGAGGCGGTTGATTATGCGCAAAAAATACAAGATCAAAATGGTTCGTTACAACAAAAGCTACGTTCTTCTGATAGCACGTTGGTTAATGAATACGAGGCGCGTGTTAATTCTGATACGGAGCGCGCGCGTAAGGCTTTAAAAGAAGCGCAAGAGCTAGGGGATGCAGAAGCTATCGCCTTGGCTACTGAAGCCGTTGCTAAAACTTCTGTGGAAGCGCAGAATGTGCAACGTTTACAAGCCCAGCAAAAGACGAATGTTCGAAGACCGCTACGAAGGCCAAGACTACAACAAAGTGCGCCAACACCAGAGGCTGCACCTCCTGACCCAAGAGCGGAAGATTGGGCTGAAAAGAATTCATGGTTTGGGACTGATCGAGGTATGACTTTTGCCGCTTTTGGTGTGCATCAGGAATTGCTCAACGATAACGTTGATCCAAGTTCTAATGACTATTACCGAAAGATTGATGAAAGGATGAGGGAGTATTTTCCTCAAAAATTCGATGAGCCAAAAAACGTGCAACAGGTAGCGGGTTCTAGCCGAGGTGCTGGAACTACTAAGCCGGGTTCACGCAAAGTAAAGTTAAGCCCTTCGCAAGTTGCTATTGCAAAACGCTTAGGGGTCCCTTTAGAAGACTATGCAAAATATGCAAGTTAGGAGTTAAATATGCCAGATCGTCACTCCAGATCTGCCGATTCACGAGAGAAAAGCTCTCGCCGTAAACCATGGCAACCGCCATCTATGTTAGACGCCCCAGAAGCACCCCCAGGATTTCAACATCGCTGGATTCGTGCGGAAGTCCGAGGTCATGATGACAGAGCGAACATGTCAAAACGTGTTCGTGAAGGATTCGAACTCGTAAGAGCAGAGGAATATCCCGATTTCGAAGCTCCTACGGTTGAGGACGGTAAGCACGCAGGCGTGATAGGTGTAGGCGGCTTGGTACTCGCGCGTATTCCGGAAGAGACCGTTAATGAACGGAATGCTTATTTTCAACATCAGACATCTGAACAGATGAAAGGTGTTGATAACGATTACATGCGAGAAAGTGATCCGACGATGCCGTTACGACGTGGGGACGTTGAACGAACATCGAAGGTGGAATTTGGCGGTCAGGCTCGTCCTGACGATTCTGAAACCTAATTTGCTTAAAAGAGGTTTGTAATGGCAAACACAAATAAGCCGAACGGGTTCACACCTGCGTATAGTCTCTATGGAGGGACTATAAATGCATCTCGCCTTGAATTAGCTAGTGCTTATGACACCCTCATCTGTAGTGGTGACTTAGTGAAACTTAATTCAGGACGGGTAGAACAAGCTGGAGCGACGGATACCCCTGCTGGGGTTTTTTACGGTGTGCAATACACCGCAACAACCGGGGCTGCAATTTGGTCTAATCAGTGGACTGCGGATACGGCAACATTAGGGAGTGCCAATGCTATTGCCTATGTATATACGGATCCTGCGATCGTATATGAGGCACAGTTTACGGGCACCCCTACTATAGCAGCTGTGGGGGCAAAGCATACTTTGTCAACAACTGCGGGTAGTACGCTAAATGGGCGTTCAAAAGAAGGCGTCACGACGACGACTTCTTCGGGAATTGCGTTGTGTATAGGATTTGTTCAAAGTCCTAGCAACTCAATTGGTCAGTATGCGCGAGCATACTTCACCTTCCCAACTAGCGTCTTCGCGGTTTAAAGGAGAGTTATAAATGGCTATTAACCGAGCACAACTCGTAAAAGAGCTGGTTCCGGGCCTGCATGCTCTCTTCGGACTTGAGTATGACAGGTATGCCAATGAGCACGAGGATATCTTCGATACGGAAAACTCGGAACGAGCGTATGAAGAAGAAGTCATGCTTACTGGCTTTGGTGAAGCCCCAGTGAAAAGTGAAGGCGCTTCGGTCGTTTACGACACGGCGCAAGAAGCTTGGACGGCACGATATGTCAACGAGACTATCGCAATGGCATTTTCTCTAACCGAGGAAGCTATTGAGGATAATCTGTATGACACGTTGTCCTCGCGGTACACTAAGGCACTGGCGCGATCCATGGTGCAAACGAAGCAGATCAAGGGTGCAAACATATTGAATAATGCGTTTGACTCGGGTCTTGGTGGTGATGGTGTCTACCTCTGTAGCGCATCGCACCCCACTGTTGAAAACGTAAGCCTCAGTAATATCCTCAGCACGGCTGCGGATTTGAATGAGACTTCGTTAGAGCAGTCTTTGATTGATATTGCAGGCTTTAAGGATGAACGAGGACTGAGAATCAACGCTCAGGCCACGCGCATGCTTATTCCGTCTGCACTGCAATTCGTTGCAGATCGTCTCTTGGAATCCCCCGGTCGTACAGGAACGGCGGATAACGACATTAACGCTTCACGGAACATGGGAATGGTTCCGCAGGGTTATGCTGTTAACCACTTCCTGACGGACACCGATGCGTGGTTCCTGAAGACAGATGTTCCTAATGGTCTTAAGCATTTCGTTCGCACGTCTGTGTCAACGAATATGGAAGGTGACTTCGAAACCGGAAATGTTCGTTACAAAGCGCGTGAGCGGTATAGCTTTGGCTGGAGCGATTGGAGAGGTATCTTCGGTACTCCTGGGGCATAATGGAAAAAAGAAGGGTGGTCTGCGAAGGCCACCCCTTTTTTAGATTCTGGGAAAAACAGCCCTAGCGACTGACCCAGCAGACGCTTACGGAGACTCTAGGGCAAATCCTTTCGTAAGGAGGTAATGAAGTGGCTCAGACTACTTTTTCAGGTCCGGTTCGATCTCTTGGTGGTTTCATCAGTGCAGGCTCGACGAGTTTCGTTAGCTTGACGGCTGATACTACCATCACAGCGGCGGCTCACGCAGGTAAAGTGTTGCTCTGTAATGATGCGGATGGCGTATTCACGCTGCCCAGCATTGTGACAACAACCCCCGGTGATTCTACGGATCCGGGTCAACTCAATAACTTAGGAATGTCTTTTACCTTCATTGTCGTTACGGCGGCGACGGATATGGACATTAAGACTGACGGTACTGATAAATTTCTTGGTATGGTATATACCGGGATTACCACGGCGGCTACAGGCAAGACGTGGGTTTCTGCGGCTTCTAACGACGTCATTACGCAAAACGGTTCCACCCAAGGCGGTGTTGCTGGGAGTTATCTTCGTATAACGGCAATTGCTAGTGCCCAGTACTTTGTTGAAGGAATGTTGCTTGGTTCTGGAACGATTGCCACACCGTTTGCTGACGCATAAGGAGTAGGCTATGGCTGATGCTGTAA